GGGATCGCCGTCAAGAGGGCCTGGATTGAAGCCAAGCGCTTTCAATCGTGTCTGGATGGCCAGCACGTCCATGGAAGCCTCGATAATTTTCTCGGTGGAATTCGTGGGGAGATTTCAGGTGCTTGCAGGAAGTCGGGGCAGCGCGGAACCAAATCTGATATTCAGCAGTTGTTGCCGCGCGTCAGCAGTAGGGATGTTGCTGGCGAGGCGGCCCGGCCGGCTTCACCCTGCCGGTCACAGTACGGTCGGGCCGCTCTATTTACGCAATAGCTATGAGCCCGGCGCCCCAGAGCGCGCCTGTGATCAATTCGCCGACGGCGATTCCGCCAGATGGCCTGATCCGCCAGCCGATCTCATAGGCGGCGACCTGCAGCGGACCGAGCATCAGCCAAGGACAGCCGAAACAGGCCGCCGTCGGGATCAGGAAGAGCGTCGTCCGATAGCCATAGGCGAGATGAGGGCTCCCGAAAGACCAGCGGATGCACAGCGCCTCGTACCAGGATGGCTGGCGCACCTCGATCGGCCCCGAGCCTCGCCCCAGACCTTGCAGGAAGCCCCATGCCGGCGTCGACCAGGCCAGCCAGCACAGAGCAAAGATCAGGCATGATGCCCAGGCCGGAAGTCCGAAAGCGGTTACTCCTTCCAGCCAAGCCATCAGCGCGACGAACGGCGTGGCGGTGATATCGCCATTGCCCGGAATGCGCTGCAGCAGCGAGACGAAGCTCGCGCCAAAGAGACCGCCGCCACCACGGATGTGATTCACGACCGCGAAGAGTGGGATCAGCAACAGCCTCACCATTTGCCGATCTCCTTTGAGACCGCGGCCCATGTCGGGGCATCTGGCTGGCGGGTGGCGCAAGACATCAGAGCGAGCGCCAGCAACCCGGCAAGCAGGGGGCGAAACATCGAGGGCTCCTTGAAGGCGTTATACGAACGTAGGTGAGCGCGATACTGAAGTAGAATTGCCGCCCAGGGCGTATGTTTGTAGGTATGCAACCTCTGCTGGTAACCGGCAGACGGAGGCCCGGATGACAGCCTCAGCAACCGTCCGCCCGGGCCTCCCCTCACTCCATTTCGCTCACCCGCACCCTTGCCAGGCCACCAAGGCCAATGGCTCGGGCAGCGGATGGATTGAGATCGACGATGCGGCCGCCAATAAATGGCCCGCGGTCGTTCACCCGACAGACGACAGAGCGGCCTGTTGCGAGCACGGTGACCCTCAGGTGAGACCCGAACCGTGCTGAGCGGTGGGCACAGGTTCGCTCCGAGGTCGGAAACCGCTCTCCATTCGCGGTGCGGCGGCCGCTCTCTCGCCCATACCAGGAGGCGATGCCGGTCTGGCCGCCGAAGGCCGGATCTATTGCCAGAACTGCCCAGATCAAGCCAACGACGATGGCGATCGAGGTGGTGTCTCGATCGTCGATGAGCATTGAAACCTCATAAAATAGATAAGGCCGCCTTGTGGCGGCCATCTCGGGTAGGGAGCACTTTTCCCCAGCGTGACACAGTCGTGAAAATAACGACTAAACTCGATACAGCTTCGTTGGCTAAAGAGCGACGCGTTGCTATTTAAATTGCTTTCAAAGCGCGCATGGGGGCACGTTGGAGTGGCTAATAGTCGAAATCACAACTTAATTATATTTGCAGACGCGCCGGTAGGATTTGAGATTATAAAATTCGCTATTTCGAATTTTGCAACAAATCTTTCTAGCGTCGTTGTCACTGATGAGGGCAACGAGATTGCGAATTTCGTTAGGGGATCTGGACGCGATATCGAAGTTATCGAGTGGCGTAAGCCAGATACACAGAGTTTTTTGGTGAAACTCCGGAAGAAAGAGGCGGATATATTTCTGCTGGCATGGTGGCCGTATATCATCAAGGATGAGTTAGCTTGTGGTCAGGCCGTCACCCTGAACTTTCATCCGAGCCTGCTGCCGTATTGTCGCGGGAAGAATCCCAACTTCTGGAGCTTGGTCTCCGGCGAGCCTTATGGTGTCTCCATCCATCATGTCGTGCCCGAGATCGATGCCGGGCCGATCGCGTTCCAATGGGAGATACCCTACAGCTGGTCGGACACTGGCGGTTCGCTCTATCGGAAGGGGCAGGATGCTATCGTTGAGCTCTTCAAGGCCAACTATGAGCGTATCCTTACCTTGGATATTCCTGCGGAGCCGCAACACCTCGATCTCGGCAGCTTCCACTGGGCACGCGAACTCGACCCGAAATCTCACATCGATCTCGATGCCCCCACGACGGCACGTGAACTGTTCAACAAGCTACGTGCCCGCACATTTCCGCCTCATCGCGGTTGCAGGTTCACTGACGCCAACAACACCTATGACGTCAGGATCGAGATTACCAAGGTCGGATAAGCCTATGCGGCGGATACGGCCTTTGCCTTCATCCGCCGCAACTTCCTGGCCGAATAAACCCGCCGGTCGACATACCAGTGCGCGAGGTGGTCAAACATCTGGCGCTCTGCCCACCCGCCGGCAAGCTGCCGTCGCTTCTCGTCGAAGTAGCGTTCGGCATCCTCACGATATGAAGTGAGCGTCGAGATCCGATTGCTGAGATAGTCGTCCTGGCTCTTGTAATCGCGCTCGATGATCCGCTGGTAGAAGCACGTCTTGTTGGATCCTACGACTCGCCCACGGAACAAGGTATCGAACATCATCATGAAGTCGCCGCCCCAGGAATGGGGATAAAACCTCATGACCTCCGTCCACGCCGACTTGATTGCCTGGGTTCGCCAAAGACCATAGAACCAACTGGCATGTGCTCCATGCACAGCCCGGTAGCTCGCCCATAGCCCGCAGCGGGGTCTGCTCGGGGCTGCAGTGTGCCTGGTGCTTTGCTTGCGGCCGGTACGGAGGCTGGTCACCCGGCCGACAGCGAGATCAGATCCTGGGTTCTTGTCGAGCAGCGTAACAAGCTCTTCGAGAAAATTAGCGTCGGTATAGTCGTCGTAGGCGCGCCAGATGAAGTATTCACTTTCTGCCGCATCGAGCAGTGCGCCAAAGTTCTTCCAGGAGCCAACGTTTTCCGAATTGAGACGATACTCAATTCGGGAGTCCTTCAGAGCGAAATCTCGCGCGATCGCCGGAGTTTCGTCGGTCGAAACATTGTCGAAGATTAGGACTTTGAAATTCTTGTAGCTCTGCGACTGCAAATTCTCCAAGCAGTCTCGAAACATTGCGCCGCCGTTATAAATCGGCATGCCAATGGTGACTTTTGGCGCGGTTTGCACAGCCTCTACCCTCAAACTCATGGGCTCTCTCAATAGCGCAGAGAATCGCTAAATTGAAAGCCCGTGAGTTGGAAAGTTGATCAGGAGAATTCCATCACGATGACGACGCCGGGACCTCCGTTGCCACCGGTAACCGCAGCCCCTCCCTGGTTCTCGCCGCCACCACCGCCGCCGCCATACTTGCCGCCGTCGAAGCCGTTGCCGGTGCCCGCGTTGAGCGTGTTCGAAACCAGTCCGCGCGCGCCGGCGCCCCAGAAGGAGTTACCCCCGCAGCCCGACGATGTGTTGTCCCCGGACGTACCGCCGCCCCCGTCGACCGTCCAAAGGCCGGTGCCCCCGGAACCACCGGCCCCGCCCTGTGCGAAAGACTGCGAGCCGTTGCGAAGGCCGCCCTTGCCGCCGTTGGCGACGGCATAGGTGCCGAAGGAGACCTGACCACCGTCGGCGCCGTTCATGCTGGCGTTGCCCGATTTGGAGCCGCCCAGGCCGGGACTGCCGATTGTGATTGGAACAGTCGCAACCGACGTCATGTCGATGAACGCAAATGCGGTTTCGCCGGCACCGCCACCGCCTGAAGCAACGAGGTCGCCGCCAGCAGCCGCACCGCCACCACCGCCGGGTGCGGTCGCCATGACAAAGGCGGTTCTCGCACCAGCTGTCTTGGTGAAGGTCTGCGTACTCGTGAAGACCCGGATGTTCAGGACAGAGCTCGGCAACCCGGTTTTCACGACCGCCAGCAGCTCGGAATATTTCAGCACGCGATGGTGGGCATCGGCCTGGCTGTAGAACGGAAGCAGGTCAGCCGCGACGATGTTGGGCTGATCTGTCAGGCTGGGCAAGTTGAGGGCGACGACGCCAGATCCATTGACGTTGATGCCTTCCCCGGACGTGCCCGAGAAGGAACCAACCGAGGTCGAAGTCGTGGTGTTGATGAAACGATAGGAGGTGCCTTCAAAGGCGACATGGGCGAGATAGTTGCCGCTCATCGCGCCAGAGGCGAGCGCCGTTCCATCAGCATTCAGCAGGGCATACGTTCCTACGCCTGCAATCGTGATGGTCATGCCGCCGGTGTTGGCGGAGCCCATCTTGCGCGCGAAGAACGCGGCCGGCGGCGCAGAGGGCTGCGGGTTTAACGTCACCGACATGGCGTTGGCGGTGCCGGTGTCGGTTGCATACTGCCAGGCGCCGGCTTGAACCCATTTCGGCAGATCTGGCAGCTTTACCGAGATCAGCTGTGCTGTCGGCAGCAAGGCAACATTCGCCGACACTATGGACGAAGCGCCGTTGGCAACCGTGACGGCGTAGAGCCCAACCCAACCCGGGTCCGGCGAGGGCGTGACCTGGCTGCCGGCCGTCGCGGCAATGCCGGGCTTGGCCTGAACAACGACCTTACAGGTCCTGCTGGTGGGCTGCGCGACACCGGAACCGTTGGGGCCGGTGTACGGGATCAGCGGGTTCGACGAATTGAAATAGGGCAGAACCGCGTCGCCATCGTCGACTTCCGAAAGCTGGGCCTGGATCAGGTAGTTGACGGCCTGGCCAGAAGTCGAGGGCGGAACGAGCGTCAGGGTCTGCACATTGAGGCTGATGCCCTGCTTGACGACGGTGTGCACGGCATCGACCGGCAGCGACCCATATCCCGTCGCATCGACCGGCTCGACGGTATAGATCGAGCCGGGCGCAACCTGCACGGCCATTGACGCTGGAAGCGTCGGCGTCACAGCGAGACCGTCAGCGATGGTGTTGGTGCCGAGAACGCCCTGGGCCAGATAGCCGAGCGCGATCATGGCGTTGCGTTCGTGGGTCAGCCAGACGGTGTCGGTTGGCTGCTGCCCGGCATAGACGATCGTGCGATCCAAGGGGAAAGCTCCAAAGAAAAAGCCGCCCTTGCAAGGCGGCTGAACAGGACGGTGCTGAGAGAGGGCGACTAGGCTGTGGGCTCGAGCAATTCGGCAGCTCGCTCCGCTCCGAAGGCGCTCTCGAAGGCGGATTTCACCGGCGCATACATCTCGTCGGTCGTGGCCAGGATCTGACTGTCCTGCCACATCCGCCGAAGCCTGATCGGCTGGGAATTCAGCTGGGCGTCAATGATCTCGGCTTCTTCCTCAGTTGCCCGACGCCAGATGTCCGCCTTGTAGATGACGGTCAGTTTGGGGGCGATTGAGGCGAGGAAAGCCTCGACCTCGGCGTCATCGTCCTCAAGCCACTCTTCGGCAAAACCAGGTTGCTCGTTGGCATAGACGCCGACAATGGCGCCCTCCGCGCGCTGAATGAACGGCATCACACCCTTCCTCTCGTATCGATCCACCCATGGGTGATGATGTTGACGGTCGTCGAGGCACTGTTGGTGTTCCGGTGCCTGATCTGGCCGCTGCCGTTGGTTCGGATTCGCAGCCTCGCGTAGCCTCGACTGTTCGTCGAAGCGGCGATCACCGTGAAGTACGGAGCGACCGTCGAGGAGGGGGCCAGATCCGATGTCAGCGGCGATGAGACCAACACAAAGCCGAAGGAGGAGCTGTCTGCACTGAACTCGAAATCCGCCTCGATGCCGGCGATCGGTGGGACCGAGAGGGTGACGAGCTGTGCAGCCGCCGAGGAAACGCTCGACGAGGCGTCTGCAACCGGAGAATCCCACAGAAACTGATCGCCGACCTGGATGAAGGCCGTGACCTGCGAGCTGCCATCCGTCTTGATCGCGCCCAGCCGGCGCCGCGCGGTGTAGCCGGACGGCATCGTGGGGGCAGTCGCACTCAACGAGAGCAAGGCATCGATCGAGCCGTCGCTATCTTTGCGGATCAGCCAGACCTCGTACCAGGTGCTTGCCGCGATCGACCCAGTATCGAGACCGCCATTGCCCGTACCAGCTGCCCACGTTGACAGCGACTTCGTGATCGCGGAGGCCAGCGTCATATTGAACGCCGTGCCGCTATCCTCGTTGCGAGCGAAGCCGGTGGCGATACCGACTGTCGTTGCCGAGGCTCGGGAAAGCGTCAAGCCGACGAGTGTGCCTGGCGCCCAGGTCGAGGTGATGCCGGTCAGAAGGGAGCCATCGACAGCGGGAAGACGCGCGCTGCCGTCAAGCAGGGGGATCTGGCCAGCTGCCGTGCCGGTGTTTTTGGTTGCGGCAGTGCCGAAGGCCGTGCCGTTTGTTTTGGTGACGGTCAGAGCACCGGCAGCAGACAAAGTGCCATCGCCCGACACTGTATTCCAGGTCGGCGCCGCCCCCTGTCCAATCAGTATTTGCCCGGAGTTTCCTACGGCTGCTACGAATGCGACGGCACTGGTGCCATTTCCGAGCAGGATTCGGTTAGCAGTAAGGCTCGTTTGACCAGTGCCGCCCTGAGCAACTGGCACAGTAGGGATGGTGCTTGTTGCCAGTTTGCCGCTGCCATCGAGCACGGGAACATTCCCGGAGGCGGTGCCAACGTTCTTCTGGGCAGCCGTGCCGAGCGTCAGCAGGATGTTGTAGAAAGCGGTGAGTGATTGGGAGACGGTCAAAGTACCGCCGCCCAACGAGCTCCTGTCGAGGATGTTATCGGTTGACGCCTCGCCGCCATCCTTCAGCACAGTACCGTCAGTGCTGTCCCAGAATGCAAAATGGCCGACCGCCGTCGTAAGCGGTCCGCCCACAAGGCCGATAGCCGCCTTCCACTGCTGTGCCGTCGGCTTGGCCAGAACGGTCGCGCTGAAGGACGACACACCACCGGCATCGAACTTGGCATCGAGGGCAGTGTTCAGCTGCGCGGCAGTGAGGACCTGCCCCGGGACGAAAGGTGCCATGTCGTGGAATTCCTCAGCCTAGAACGCTGCTATCGAGGATGAAATCGGCGTCGAGCCGACCTGTGTTCAAAGGCGGCGGCGCGATGTTGACCCAGCAGGTGATGCCTGCCGCACGCGTCGCCTCGACGGTGTCGTAGATGTCCTGGTTGGTGACCTCGCCAGTGACCCTGGAGAGGTCGGCAAGATAGAACATGCCGGCGCCCCAGCCCGACTGCGGGCTGTTGAAACCGGAGATATTCGGGATGCCGACGCCCTGCGGCTGGATCGCCGTGATGAACATCGTGTAGGGCAGGGTGTTGCTGCCCCAGGCGCCGACGGTATTGAAAGCGAACATGACGCCCCAGCCCCCGGTATCATGGGGGTTGAAAGCCTCGAAGATCGTCACCTTGTTGTCGGTGAGATCGGCAACCGCTTTCTGGACGCCGGGCCGGGTGACGCGCTCCCTGAGCACCTCGTCCTGAATCGTGCGCCTGAACGATGTGTCGGTCTGGCTCTTCCGGCGTTTGATCCGGCGGCCGAAGAAGTCATAGGCTGCGAGATCAAGAAACCCGTCGGTTGCCGTCGCGATCCTGGTCTGCAGTTTCGCATATTGGATCAGGCCGTAGATCCAGCCCGCGGCCGACGCGAAACCGGATAACAGCGCATCCAGGATCGGCGAGGTGTCCGGAAACCAGCGAGCCGGCAGAACTGCCTTGAGGCGAGCCAGCATATTGTTGGTGTCGCCCGTAGCCATCAGGTCACCGTCAGGGTCGAAATCTTGACCACGTTCTGGGGTTCAGCCGTGATGTCGAGCGAGGTGCCGTTCACGATGATCGACAGTCCGGAAACACCCGCCGAGGCGTTCTGGACGACCTGGGCAAGCCGGAGGAACTGAAGACCAACCCCGAGCGGCAACGTGTTGACGAACTTGGTCACGGCGTCGGCCACCGTCGCCACAACGACCTGGTGATCGTAGCCTGCTGCGGTATCAAGCCGGATTGCGATGTCGGCGGGTAGCACCACCGGCGGGAAGACGCCCCACATGATGCCGCCGGCGCGGGTATTGCCGACGGCCAGTGCAGCCTCGTCCAGGGTGCTCTGTGGCGGAGCGCCGGAACCATCATCGACCGTCACCCAGAGAAAGCCCGGCGTGGCGACACCGTCGGGCGTCACGTTCTCGATGATCGTGCATTCCAGGCCGAGTTGCAGGCTCGAAACCGCATATTTGATCGCGGGGATCGTTCCCTTGGAAAGCGACGCGATATGGGCCACGAAGCGAGCCTTCAGCGAAGCATCGCTCTCAGCATTGGCACCGCCGGCGAAGGGCAGGGCGTTTGAGACATAATCGACGCCGGTAATCGCCGTGTACATGACGTTGACGGCGCCCGCGATGACGTTCGCCGCGGTCGAGCCGGTGACCGACTGGACCGGAACCGTGATGCTCGCCACCTCGGCCGGCAGGAGATAGCCGTTCTGATCGGTGGACCAGGACGAATGCGAAGGGTCGGCGACAACGGCGAAGGTCTGCGACCCGTCGGCGGTCTGGACCTGAGCACCGACCGGGATCACAGCCGAATTGGTCGGCGTGAACCGGGAATAGGTGACCTGGCCACTCGCCAGCGTCGCAGCAAGCCGGCTGATCCCCCAGTCATTGACCCAGGTGTCGACGTCTGCCCCTGTCGAAGTCGAAAGCCGCGTCAGCGATAGCACATAGATCACGAGCCCTTGGAGCCATAGGGCAACCGACGCATTGGCCTCGATGACGGCGCGAAGCAGCGACCCAACGGCAAAGGCGACGAGCTTCGACGACTTGGTCTGGATCGCTGCGGCCTGATCCTGCACCAGGCGGGCAAAGCTCTTAACGTTCAATGCCACCGCACGGCCTCAATTGTTGACGTCGAAGGACAGGGTGGTCTGCTGACCGGTGATCGCACTGGCGTACTCGATCGTGACCGAGACGCCGTTCGTGATGGGGATGACGGTGATCTTGGGCGCGGGCTGCCGGGCGACGGCTTCCTCGAGCGCGATCTGTGTCTTGATCACGCCCCGGATCGCATTGGCGTCGAGGAGGTCACCGATGCGCTGCGGCAGGCCGGCCCCATAATCGAGATGCCAGATGTAGCCTTTGACGGCCGTCATCAGTCGCCGGATGATCCGCTGCGTCGTGAGATCGTCGCCATCGACAAGCGCAAGATCGCCCGCGGGGCTGACCGACAGGTCTTCCCCCCAGAAATGGTAGAGATCGGGCATTCATTGCCTCAGGAAGCTGGAGGCCCCGTATTGGCGGGCCCGGGCTGTACGGCGGTGTGCTCGTGATCGTGGCCGATGTTCACGCCCTCGTGGGTGAGCGTTCCGCCCTCGATCGCGACATTGCCGGAGAGCTTGATGTTCTGGCCGGAAAAGTTGAGGCCGGCCCCGCCGGTGATCCCAATGTTGCCGTCCTTGTCGATCTTGATCGTGACCCCTTTGGACTGGATCACCACCTCGCCGGACTCGGCGACAGGCGGCCTCTCCTTGTCGGAATGCACTCGGCCAAGATTGACTGGGCTTTCCAGGTCGCCGTCGATGAAGCCGACCATGATCTGATCGCCGGGCGTCGGGCCCGCTACGATGCCGAAACCGTTGCCGACGTGGGGCACCGAATGCGGAAACCATCCGGTTTCGAAGCCGTCGGGTTGGATCGTGGCCTTGATCGCATGACGCTGGGGGTCATAGCTCGTGATCGTGGCCGCTTTGATGCCGGAACGCCGCGCGAGATGCCGATCGATCTCCCGATGGAGATAATCCTGGAAATCGCTCATCCCTTCGACTTCCCTCGCTTCTTCGACTTCGCCTTGCAGTTGACTGACATCGTGTAGGGCTCACCCTGCTTCAGCCGGTGCCGCAGCGATTTCATCTCGTACTGATGATCGTAGGCGGTGCCGGTCCCGCTGATTTCCAGCATGAAGCGCGGCGTCACCGTCGGATCGCCGGGCATCGTCACCGTGGGCCCGACCTCGTGCTTGGTGGTCTTGTCGCACTGATCCTTGGCGCGGCGGTCTGCCTGATCGCGGGAGAGCCCGGGGTAGTGGTGCTGCCAGACGAGCTCGTCGCCGTCGCCCGGCTCGGTGAACTCGCCATCCTCTGACTCGGCCTTGCGATGGTTCCAGCTCTTCACCTTGTGTTTGACCGGCCTTCCCAGGGTGACACTGCGCTTGACCGAAAGCTTCACCGCATTGCTGTCGGCCGGGCTATCCGGCGTCGGCGGTCGATAGGTTACCTTCAAGACCGGCAGTTGCTCATCCGGCTTCTTGAAATAGACCTTGCCACCGGAGATGTAGGCCACCCGGCCGTGCTTGTCGGCCAGATCCTGGATCGACGACCAGTCGGAGATCCGGTGTTGGATCGCTGCATAGTCGATCTGGTAGATCTTGCCGGCTCGGTCGGTGACGTCATCGACGTCCGCCTCGAGGCCCGATTCCTTCGCGAGCTGCTGCACGATCTCGTGCGGCTTCTTGTTGTGGAACTTGGTCGAGGACTTCTTGTCGAGCAGCTTCGCAGCCTTGTCCCGGCCATTGAGGTTCAGGACGCCGGAATCGAAGTCGTGCTCGACGTCGTCGACGACACCATCGAAGAGCTTTACCGCACCCTGGCCAATGTCGACGTAGACCTGGACCTTGATGTCGGTGGCGCTCGACCACCAGTCCGCGTCGAGGCCTTCGGGGAGGTGCCAGAGCGGCGCCCGGGCGCTGAAGGTGTCGGACTTGCCGTCCCGGCTCTGATCAACATTGATCTCCTCGCATCGCATGGGCTGGCCGTTGACGACCAGATTGGCGCGCGGGGTGCGATAGGTCATGTCCAGAGAATTCCGCCATTGCCGGGCCTTATGCCCGACGGGATCTTGAGAGTGACGACGCCGGTCAGAAACGGATCTCGAAGCCCATTAAGCTCCGCGATGTCGTTCCAGCGAGTGGCGTCGCCGAGCTGTTCGGCCGCGACCTGAAACAGGTTGCCGCCGGCGACGGTGACGACACGGCTCGTCAACGGCGACTGGATATTGTTGGCCTCAGGCATCGATCAGGCTCCAGTCCCGGCGACATTGATCGCGATCCGCTCGACATAGGGAACGACGTCGAGGACGGCGCTTTCGTTCTGGATCGCCGACACCTGCCCAACCAGCCATGACGACATGACGTCGGGATCGGTGCCGGTCTCCATGCCTGGGGTGACGGCGATCGAAGCTTCGGCCACGTCCGCGGCGCTGGTCATCGTTCCCGCAGCGCCCGCCACAATGGAGTGGAAGGCAAGCAGTTCGGCGTTGCTGGACTGCGTCAGCCCGGTTGATGCTGTCATTGCTGCCTGTACCGTTCCCAGGGCAGCAGAAACCGCGGCAGGGGCGATCAGGGCCGCGCTAGCAGCCGAGCGAAGATCCGCCGTCACAAGGCCGTCCAGCGCGCCTGCGAGCCCACCCAGGGCATCGTCGGCGTCATCGGTGATGACCTCACAGGTGATGTCGTAGCTGACTTCGTAGAAGCGCTCGACGTCCGCCTTGAATTTGGTGATCACCACCGTCTTGAAGAAATCGAACCAGGATAGCTCGATCTGCGCGCCGGCGATGCGCATCTGGTTCAAGGCCTGAGCGCGCGACAGAGCATCGGGGCCGCGGAAACGACCCTTCCACTCCATCGCGTCCGGAACGCCACCCATGGCATCGAAGACTCGCCGGCCGCCGATCAGCTTGTGAACGGGAAGCTCGTGCTTGCCGCCGAAGTTGATTTTTTCCGGTATCTCCCAGCCCTGGAGAACGAAAGGGCCGATGATGATCTGGGTGTCGGCCATCAAGCGATTCCGATGCTGCAGTGTTTCGAGAGCGTCCCGAAAGACGGCCATTTAGACGTCTTTGAACGGACGCATTGCCACCAATAGTGTTCCATGCGGGAAATTTGAGTTCCAAATATTATCTGTTTCCGATAAATATATATCCCGCCTTTGTCAGAGAAAGGTGTACACACTTAGTATTAATTCAGCGAGAGAGGAGAGGTGTAATGCGTATATTTTGTCTATGCGCAGCTTCTATATTAGCGCTGGCTCCTGGTGCGTCATTCGCTCAATGCGCGGCAAACGACACAATTTGCAAGCAGACGCAAGCAGACAAGGCAAACCAGGGGCAGCAGGATCAACAAAGAACTGACCAACTGAACAAGCAGAATGGTACGAGCCAATATAGCGGCCCGAAGTGCTACCAAACTGAAAATGGCACCACCGTCTGTGGCTACCAAAAATCTACCCCCTAAGCTGGGGGAACTGGGTCCACGATCACCATCAATACAGACAGAGGGAAGCCAATGACCCAGGCTATGAAACACACCTTTGCTAAAGTAAATTCAGCCAGAATTCTAACCGAGATCCTGGTGGGGATTCTTCTGGTGATGATTGTAAATTCCGCTCAAGCACAAGGTGAATTTACACAATGCAACGCGATATCACGCGGCGTGAACTGGAATATTGTGAACGGATTTCCCAATCAGTCGGTGTGCTATGCGCTTTCAAAGCAATGTACCGGGGACCCGAACGTCGTATCTCACTACTACTATAATGCCGTCCTGATTCAGGCACCTTACACCCGATGTGGCCAATACTATCAGGCGCCGCAAGCTCCTGCGCCTCGCCCAGCTCCCCCAAAGAATTCAGGACGGCCCTGCGGGTTCTTCATCGGTGGGTGGTGTCTATCCCACTAAATCCTAAAGTATTGACCACTGCTCGCGCATTGATGCGAGCAGTGGCGCTGTCGCTTCAATGCCCCCCATCTACCGCCGGCATCGTCGAGCCGGTATTCTGCGCGGGCGTGCTTGTTGCGAAGCCTGCCATTGCCTTCGTCACCACCGACATGATGTAGGCGTCGATGCTCTGGTTGCCGATCTGCACCTTCACCTGTGTCTGCTGGTTGACGTTGACCGGAGGCGGAGGAGGGGGCGTTACGGCACCGCCCATGCTCTGCATCCCGTTCCGCATGGCGTCGCGATCGAACCAGAACTTGGGGTCGCTATAGGCGCGGCGATACCATGGCGTCGGGCCGCCGGAATCCGGATTGAAGCCGCCTTCCGGCACGCCAGGCTCACCTTCAGCGAAGGGATTTCGCTTCCGGCCGCCAGGGGAAATACCACCTCGGCCGACAACATTGAGATTGCCGCCCCATTTCTTGGCAAGGTCTGCAACGTCAGCGCTCCCACGAGAGAAGAACTGAAATGCTTCCCCCAGCAATGGAAGCACCGCGAGTGCCTTGAAGAACCCGCCAATGCCGCCTTCGGCGGAGGTTGCTGCAAGGCCGGGCACCCCCTTAGCGCCGAGGGCGACAGCTGCCTGCTGAAGCATGACGGCTGACGTATTCAGGGCCGTGGCGGACCCCATCAAGCCCCCCTTGCCAGTGAGGGTATTAAACAGCGCCATAGTCATTGCTGCCGTACCGCCGGCGGCCAAGGCTCCGCCCGCAATGGCAGCATCGGTACCGAGGTGCTTTACGATCTCGGGATGAGCGGATGCGATCGCCGTAATCGACTTCATGACGTTGGCGATTGCGTTCATCGCATTGATCGCTGGCTGGACCATCGGAGCACCGAACGACGTCAGCAGGTTGTCCCAGGCCGATTTGAAGTTGGCCATGGCAATCTTTGGGTCGTTTTTCAGCAGGGAGTCTGCGGCGTCGAGGCCCTGAGCCTGGCCGACAAGCTTCGAGTCCTTATCAATTCGGGAATGCTCGAGGAGAAGAGTAGCAATCGCCTGAGCCGACGTTCGGTTGCCGAACATGCCGCCCAGGAGGGCAATAGCGTCCTCGTCGCCGGGCCGTAGCTCGTGCCCGAGTTTCTTTTCCACCAGGGGCTTCAGGTAGTCTTGCGCCCACTTATAGGGGTTCTTAATGAACTCGTCGGTGCCGACGATGGCGCCAGGGTTGAACCCCTTGGGGTTGCCCTGCTGGTTTTTGATGATCTTGCTCTCGTCTCCGATCAGGCCGATCTTTTGCATTTCTCCCAGCGAGCGGATGCTGACCTTGCCCTGAGCGAGAGTGCCAAAGAGGGACATCAAGGCCGTACCTGTCTGGGACGGCCCCATTTCCTGGATCATTGACGGCAGGATGCGGGTGTAGAATTCCTCGTTCCAGCCCTTGGATGCCAGTCGGCCGTATTGCGTGGCCTGCATGAAAGCGCTGGGGTCGACTTTGCCGCCGGAAGCGGTGATCGCCTGCGTCATTCCGTTGAAATAGCGGATGAAGTCTGCGGGATCGGTGAGGCCCTTCAACTCGCCGGCCTTGGCCATGTTGTAGACCGCCTCGACGGCCTTATTGCCGGAACCTTCGGTCATCCCGTTCAGAACGACACGCATTTTCTCCAACGGATCGATGAAGTCCATGGCGTGGTCAGTCGAGCCGAACACCATGCGGGCCTCTTTGATATCCGCGAGAACATCGCTGACCTTCAAGCCATAGCGCCCTGCCAGTTCCCATGACTTCGCCGTTGCCTCTGCAACCTGCTGTTGGTTCTGGGTGGCTGCGGTGAGCTGCTGCTGGACATGGACGAGATCATTGCCGTGCTCGATCAACTTGCCCAGGCCGTCCAACAGGCCAACGCCAGCTCCTGTTGCTACCGCGCCGCCAAGGGCGAGCTTCATATTGGCGCCGAGCTTCTCCCACTTCGCCATGAGGGAGGTGGTTTTGTTGTCGATGTCCAGCAGTTGGCTGGCGATACCGGCGAGGGCCGACGACATGTTGCCCGACAACGCAAGCTGAACGCCGATCTTGTAAACGTCAGACATCAGCGTAGAATCCAGCTATGCGATTTTTCATTTCGAGACGCCTTCCCTTCGGCCTTCGAGCCGGGTTGAGCTTCCCTATGGGCGCCAGCGGTCCACGCCAGAGCCGTCGAGGCGGCACGACAATGGGAGCGGCAGGCATCGAATTCGTTTATGTGATCCAGGGCGATCACGGCCTGGTGAAGATCGGCGTCACCACCAACATGGATGCACGCCTCGCGCAGTTGCGGACGGCATCAGCCTTTCCGCTACGCCCGACATATGCGCTGGCCGTACAGATCGATGCTCGCCAGATCGAGGGCGAGGTAAACCGCCGACTCGACGACCATCGCTGTTCTGGCGAGTGGTTCGATTGCCCACCTCAGGTGGCAGAGCGCACCATCAACGAGGTGGCGGCGGATTTCGGCATCCCGATCGCCACAACTGACAGCGAGACGTTTCGGCGTGGTCTCAATGCTCGACCTGCGCCCGATAGGATTGGCCCCGCGACGTGGACCTTTATTCTTTGCTCTGCGGCGGCTGGGGGGCTTGGGATGCTGTTTCTGCTTCAGTAGCCTCGACCGGCTTTGGCTTAGACAGCAAGGCAATCAATATCCCGATGGGTCCAAGGAATAATCCGGCCGCTCCCATATGGGAAAACTCGTAGCCCTTTTGCTTGCCGATATAGCCGGCAACAGCACAGCAAAGAACAGCCGCAATTACAACCAACGTCGGATCGACGCCATCCATGTGAGTTCTCCGCCCTATTGTGCGGAATATTGAGCCGATGGCGGTGATTTCGCAAGTGCCGGGCTAATCGGGCTGGCGTCCTGCGACGGCGCCTCATACGATCTCGACGCCTTGAGCCGCGTTTCCCAGTTCGCCGCGAACCTGAGAGCAACTGGCCGGCTGGAGATGACCAGCAGGTTTTCGGCGTTCCTGGTCTTGGCCGACTTCGTGAAATTGTAGCTTCCGGTCAGCACGCGCTCACGGTCGATGATCATCACCTTGTTGTGGGCGATGCCTGGGGTCGTATCGATCCAGACCGGGATGCCAGCATTTGAAAGATACGTTGCTGCGCTGTAGCGGCCGCGATCGTTGCTCTTGTCGAGGATGATGAGCACCTCGACGCCGCGGGCCGCCGCTTCCTTCACTGCCGAGATGATCGGGATCGATGTGAAGCCGTAGGCCTGCACCAGCACCTGGCGCTTTGCCCGTCCAATCTCACGGACAATCGTGGCCTCGCAGTCCTCGCCAGGCGTGAAGCAAACCGACACAGCCGGCGGCGGTGCGCTGCGCGATGGCTCGGCCCAGGCGGGCGCCACGAATAGCAGGGAAAGAAGGGCGAGGGCGATCTTCAACGGAGGAGCCGAGTCATTGTCAGGTGACCATACACCGCATCGCCGATTGCTGCGACAACCTCCTTCTCCTTGTGCCGGGCAGCGCCGGCCAAGAAGGAGCGGGGAGGAATGCCGCGCGAGGTGCCGAGCTCCTGCCAGACAGCCTTGTCGTCGTTCGAGCCAATCCGGGCTTCCTTGTCGCCGACGCTGTGCTGGATGGATTCCCGCATCGCGCCAGTTTCGAGGAGGGGCGTGTTCGCGGACTTCTTCGCGAGCGTCGCCGGGGCAAGCTGGGGCCAGCCGTAGCGATATGTGCCGATAACCGACTTGGCTTCGGTCTCGACGATGACCGCCGCCTTCTCCAGGGCCTCATGCTCGGCGATGGTCATATCGGCCAGGGCCGTCAGGTGGGCCGCGAAGCCGGCTAGGGTGAACTCAGCCATAATAGATCTCATTGACCTCCAGCGATGAATTTCACGCATCGGTCACGCGGGGTTTCGTCAGAATTACTTCGTTAGAGTCGAAATTGCTGGGGTACCTCAATGAATTTGCAAGTCGGAACGTACAAGGTGTCGTTTTCTTCGCCGATAGGCGAGGGTACGGGTGTCGTAATACTAGATGGTGGTAAAGCTCGCGGAGGCGACACCATGATGTTTTATTCGGGCCACTACTCCGAAGACGGCAGCAATTTCCGGGCCACCATAAGGGTGGGGAAGCACTCCAATGTGGCTGGCATGCAATCCGTCCTCGGGGTCGAAAATGGCGATATTGTATTGGAGGGGACTTCCGCAGGGTCGAGCGCTCAATGCACGGGTTGGCTCGTGACCAATCCAGGGGTCAAACTGAGGGTCGCCCTCACCCGGATAGCGGACTGAGCACTTCTGCGGAGCCGTGGATCTGTCTCAGCCACGCCGCGGCTCCCATTTCATTTCTTTCCAATTCCACTTGTTGCCATCGAATTCGCCGAGGACGACATAGTGGGCAAGGGCTTCGCTGGAGCTCAGGCTGAGTGCGACATCATAGGGGACGCCGTTCTTGACGAGGTAGAGCCTCATCCGGAAATCGCCGTCCCCCGCTATTCCCCCGCTTCGCCGGCGCCTTCTCCCTCGACCTGGAAGTTCTCGCGGATGGCATCGGCGACAGCCTCGGCGCCGTCGTCGTCGAGACGATCGATCAGCGCGTCGAACTGGAGTTCGGAGTTTGGAAGCCGGACTTCCTCGCCGTCGATGCTGCAGCAGGAGGCGGCAACGAACACCATGCCGAGGTACTGGCGCTTTTCGGCGGACTCGGCGGACAGCGCCTTGAAGATCCGGCGACGCAGAGGCGTCGTGATCCTGCGGACGCCGAGGTTTCGGCCCCGGGCATCGGTCACATAGACGATGCGATTGGCTTCTTCGACGATCTGCTGCGACGGCGACTTGACCGTTGCCGCCTCTCGGACCGGGTTGAGTTTCACGGTTGCCATCAGAGCACCTTGATGCGCTTGCTGGCTTTCCAGCTCAGCTGCTGCGTGACGTAGGCGTCGGGCTGTGACTTGCCTGCGTCGGAAAATTTCAGGGCGACGCCGTCATAGCGGAACTGCGTGACGGTGCCGTCGGTGTCCTCGATCGTCTCGGTGATCCGGACGTTGTTGAGGGTGCCGGTGGCGTAATAGTCCGCCTCCAGCGCCGCGAAGAAGTCGTCGAGCGAATGTCCGCCGCGGTCGATGCCGATCGAGCCCGTCCAGCCGTCCGGAATCTCGGCGTAGCGGTGGATGCCGTCCAGGCCCTTCGAATTGAGGGAGGTGGTCTCCTGCTTCTTGTCGAAGGAGGTGACCCTGTCGATGTTGAGCACCTGACCGCTCGGCAAGGTGACGTCAATCGAGACGTCCTTGCCGATCGTCAGGACGCCAAAGCCGGTATTGGCTGGCATGTATCAGCGCTCCTTAGACTGCGAAATTGACGGATTTGCGCTCGATCTGGACGGACTGGCCGGCTTCCAGATTCACGATGAAGTACTCGACCACCGAAAGGTACCGGACCTGCACGTCGGCCTGCATGTAACCGAGGGCGACACGCGAGGCTGGGTTGTTGCTGTCGTCGAGGACTGAAGCCCAGGCATCGTCACGGCCATTCGGCGTCCCGATCAGCTTCTGTTCCTGTAAGTTGCCGAAGAAGGAATCGATCGTGGTCTTGGCCTGGCGCCGGGTCGTCGCGCTCTGCAGCTTGCCGACATAGATCCCCGTCGCCGCGTCCAGCGTCGTGGCGATGTAGTTGGTCATCCGGGTGTAGTTGTCGCCGTGGATGACATCGTTCGACGAGGCGTTGCGGCCATTCCGGCAGCCGAAGTAATTGCCGCCCGGAACGGGGTTGCAGATCACGTCGATGCCGGCGCCGGCCAGGATTTGGAGATCGGCCGTCGTGTAGGGCTGCCCGGAAGCGCTCTGCTCGGTGCCGACAACCGCTTGGAGCTGCTTGTTCAGCGTCGACTGGTTCGGAGACAGGGCCGAGAGCAGGCCAGCCGCGAAGGCTGCAGGACTGACCAGGCGCTGAGGCAGACCGTTCGCGGTGTCGTTCCAATACACCCAATCGCCCAGCATGATCTTCATGGCGTAGCTGTCGATGCCAGCCGTGGCCTTTGCGGTCGCTGCCGTCTGCGGATCCTGGCCGGCCGGGCCGGAGGTGATCATGTAGACGCCTTCACCGAGCCCGAAAGCGACCTGCGTCGCCCAGGAAGTGGTGTCGGTGACGTCGCAGAGCGCCGCAACCGCAACCTTCTGGCCGCGCAACGCATACATGCCGGTCCGCGGCACGGTGTCGACGCCGAGCAGAGCTGTGGCATTGAGGCCGGTAACACCGTCGGTGCCGCCCTGGAGCGAATAGGTGGCCGTCTGCGGCGATGCCGTGCTTGATCCGACGGTTGCCGTGATGATGTTCGACGGGCCGCGCGTACCGTTCTGGCCGGTGTTGATGGCAGCAACGACGTTCGCCCAGAATGTGGCGCCGCTGCCGCCGATGTTGTCGAACTTCTCCGGCGTGAGGCCGGGAGCCGCGACGAGCACTTGCGAGGTGCCGACCGCCGAGCCGGGCTGAATCGTGACCTTGATGCCGTTGCCAAAGCTGCCGGTATATTTCGAGGTCAGAGTGAGGGCAGGGGTGGCAGCCGCGCCGCCCGACATGTTGGTGACGGTGGCGCCGGTGACAGTGGTGGCCACGGTCAGCGAATTGCCTGCGGTGCCGCCTGTTGCCGCCGTCAGGTTCAGGTCGTTGCCGGACACGGCATAGGTGAACTTGACGAGCTGGGTGTCGCTCGATGCCTGCAGGAAGGTGAGCAGAGCCGCCAGGGTCGCAGCGAGGTTGGCCCCGATGTTGACCTGGTTGCCGGTGGCGCCCGATGCCACAAAGGTGACGGCTGTGCCATTCAGCGTGATCGTCTGCGATGCGGTCGGCTGGCCGGTGAAGGAGATCTTGCCGGTGGCCTTGGGCGCGCTGGCCTGGGCCTGCACGGTTGCGGCGACATCGGTGCCATCGGTGACCCGAACGCACTGGATTGCCGAAGCACCCTGCTGGAACGCGATTGTCGCCCAGGTGCCCATATCGTACTGCCGGGCCTGATAGGGGCCGAACTTCGCCTTGAACTGGGCAGGAGAGCCGGCGATCTGGGGCTGGTTGACCGGGCCCCAGGTGGCGGAACCGACCAGGCCGAGGACGTTGGACGGAACGCCGTTGATCAGAAACTGCGGAGGGACGATCTGAATGTAGACGTCTGCCACGGAAAGGGCCGTCGTATTCAGAAGGCCTTGCTGGACGATAGGCATGGGCTCTTCCCAAAAGAAAAGCCGCCCTGCGGCGGCTCGGTTGCATCGACTGGTCGACGTGATCAGTTCGCGGTGATGTCGGTCTCGACGACCAGGATCTTGGTGGCGTCCTGCGTCTCGATCGTGGGGTACTCGACGCGGTACTGGATATCGCGCCGGTAGATCTCGACAGTCTGGCGCTCGTCGAGAACAAGGGTGCGCTCGTAGAGCAGCCGGCCGACAGTTCCATCGGCGAAACGGAGATTCTCGGGGCGGGCAAGCGCGATATCGATGATCGGCGAGACCTGATCGCGCTGGGCTGGCGAATTGCACCAGACCGTGATCGTGAAGCAGCGCTCCTGCCGCTTCAGTTCGCGGACGATCGTTCCGTAGCCACCGGCGCGGGCGACCACCCGCGCATTCGGTGCGAAGGTCAGCACCGGGCCCGCCGTTGAGACGGTGACGCCCTGGGCGGTCAGGAGCGAGGCGATTCCGGTTGCGATCGTCGCCAGGGTATCGCCGGGCTGCACCGGATAGATCGCCGAGATCTTGGACGGCGGATAGTCGCCGACGATGACAGCGACATTCTGTGGCGTCTGGACGGTACCGCCGAGCATCAGCACGTTGTCGACGACAGTCGTCGTGACGGTCTCAACGGCGGGGATCAGTTGCGCCCAATCGCGCGAGAACCGGGTGACGTTCTTCTCGGTACCGTTCTGGCCGAAGACCGAGATCACGACTTGGCCGATGCTCATGGCCTGGTCGAGCACGGTGGGAACGGGCCAGCCTCGCATGATGGATGCCGGCGCGCCGAGGGCCGAGGGCTGGCTGGTGCCGTTTGGATAGACCGCGGCCGCGATCAAGGCGACCAAGGCGTTACCAGCGTCTGCTTCATCGGCCATATCAGTGAGCCTCGAGCCGGATGGTCAGAAGCTTCCACCCCATGGAGTTCCAGTATGCCGCGGAAACCTGATAACGGTTGCCGAGTTCGTCGGTCACGATGTCACGATCTTGGATGACGTCTTTGGCGACCTTGCCGCGCGGGATGAAGATGTTCCATTGGATCGGCGCCGGCGGAGATGCGGGCAGATCGCCGCCACGGGGGCGCGCGGAGCCGCTCGCGGCCTGGACCGATGCCGGGATGCCGGAGACGACCGGCGTCTCCGTTGCCTGCTGCACGCCGCTGTAGGGCTGAATGCCAACGGCAAGATTCTCGGCCGGCCGTGTGACCGCGATCGTCCTGGGATATAGGAAGGACATCTCGGATCACCTTATGTGGTCAGCCCCTCACGGCGCGGGCTGCAAGACCATAGTCATTACCGAGTAGGCCCGAGATCGCCGCGAAAATGCCGGGATAGGTTCGGGCCAGCGAGGCACCGCCGATGTATTCGCGCTCGGTATCTCCGGCGCGCTCCCTTTTTACCGCCCCATTGGAATCGAGATCTGGCGTCAGGGAACCGGCGCCGGCGAGCTCTCTTAGCGCGGCCTCGCAGGTGGCGTTTTTCAGTTCTTTCGGGATCGTCGCTGGATCGATCGGCTCGTATTCATACAGCCGATACCCGATGCCGTAGAAAAAGCCGTCTGGCGGAACCTGCGGCATGCCATTGTCGTAATAGGCTCCGATCCTTGGCCATTCCAACGCTTGCTGATGCCGCTTTCCCCGATAGCCCGTGAAGCGCTGGCGGAAGGTGACGTCAATGAACGACGTGGCTCGGACCAGCGCTCCCTGTTTGACCGCGTCGATGCCTGTCCAAGTCGTAACACCGCGATCGGCGAAGTAACTGTCGGCGTCGGCAACGCTGACATAGCTATTCGAGTTCGCCAGGCCGGTCCCGTCCTCAACGATGAAAGCCATCGGTCATCATCCCCTGGACAGAAAGGCCTTGGCGTCAGCCATCTTGCGGTCGAACCAATCACGCTGATCATCGGTCTTGAGCGTTCGCCCCCATACCGACAGCGAACCGTCGGTGTTGACGACGATCAGGGCGAACATCTGGTCGGCATCGACCTTACGCAAAACGCGCTTAATCGCAGCATCGGCGGAGTTGAGGTCGGTGACTTGGACGTCGCCGCTCTCCACTTCTCCGATTATGGCTGGCACATCAGGAAGGTTCCTCCGCCACTCGCCTCCGCTGCCGTTGGCGAGAGTGCCGCACTGGGCACATTCCACCTCGTCGTCGGCACGTATGAAGTGCGTCAGGCATCCGCAATCGCAACGCCACACGATCTTGTCGGCGTCGCGTCGCGGGAGGGTGACGATGTTGCTCATTGATCGCCGGTCTGTTGGGCGCCGGCCTCCTGGTTGAGCAACTCCTGCAAGGCGGCCTGAGCAGCTTCTTCGTTCTCGAATGGGCCGCCGACGGTCTCCTTGCCGCGCTTCAGATAGAGCCTGCCGCCTGGTCCCTTAGCGACCCGAAGGGCGTCTTGGGTTTCGTCGACCGGGGCTGCGCCATCGATCTCGATTTCGGCCTTGCGGAGTTGGTCGATCTGCTCCTCGATCGGCAGGGCATACCACGCATCGAGCGAGATTCCGGCGCGTCTGGCGAAGATCTTGGCGATTATGCTGTCGGCCAGGGTCCGTTTCTCAACAGCCGAATCGACGGTGCCATCTTCCGAAATAACCTCGTGGCTTTCGGTGAGGTCGTCCACATTGATCACGACGAATTCGCCCTGACCTTCGCCCCAAGGCTTTACCTTGATCGTTTTCATGTCTGATCTCGCAAAATAGGGGAGGGAGGGCGCACCGAAGCGCGCCCTCAGTATTGCTCGCCTCAGCCGAGAAGCAGGGCCATGTGCTCGGGCTTGATCGCCGCCGTACCCCAGGCCAGAGAGACCTCGTACTGCATCTGGCGGTACTGGGCGTACATCGCGATCTCGAACGACAGGCCAGACACCGGATCGGTAACGATCTGTCGGTCGATCGCGCTGTCGCCCTGGGGCGGCAGAGCGGGTGCGCGGGTTGCTAGCGCAATGGCGGTACGGGCAAATGCCATGTTCCGCACGGCGGCAGCCAGCACGGTGATGGCAGTGGCCGCGGCCGGAATGGCCTTGCGCAGACCAGGCGCCGCGAGCGTGATCGTGCCGCCGTTCGAGACATCAGCGTCACCAGCCGCCACGACATACTTGTTGGTGTCGCCGGCAAAGGTGATCACGTCGCCGGCAACGATCGTGCCGGTCCCGGCCGAGGCCAGCGTGATGGCGGTGGCGCCGATCGCATACCCGGTGGCGTTTGTCGTGGCACCGGCGCCCGTGCCCGCAGTGCTGGTCTTGATCTGCGCGGACTCGCGAAGTGCAAACCCATGGACGTCGAGCAGCACGCCACGACGCAGAAGCGATGTATCGGCCGCCTCGTTGGCCTTGGTGAGCTGCGTCAGGGTGCGCATCTTGGCACCAGCAGTGGTGTCGAACACCAACTGCAGATCGCCCATTGGCGCCCCGTTGTCGGCCAGGATCTTGCGCATCTGCGCAGTGTCCGACAGATCGGAGGCGAACGGCGTCGTTCCGGGAGTGCCGTAGGCGCGGGAAGCTGCCGGAAACAGCGCGGCGAGATCGGCCTCGACCTGGTTGACCAGCCAACGCATGGACTGGGCGATCTGGTCGCGGAAGATCACGTTGTAGGAGGCGCCGTTGTTGTCGAGGCCGAGTTTCTCCTCGCCATTCCAACGGATCGGGGACCGCTTGGCCTTGGTGATCGTCATCGGAACGTTGCCGATGTTCTGATCGCCATCGTTCGGCGGCGTCACTGCCGGAGTGATGTCGGTGCCGGTGGCAGGAGGAGCGACCGGCGACATGACGGTCTGGCCGACGGCAGCACGCTCGAAGGTCATGTCCGAGGAAACGGAGGGGATCAGCCCCACCAGTTCGCGGGACACGACGTCGAGGGCGTTGTAGATAGTCGGGATGAGCCCAGTGAGCGTATTGCCCATGGTTATTGCCTCTTGGGATTGGGATTGATGTCAGGGTTTCTGGGCCATCCAGCCCGGTCGCCCCGTCCCGCATCCGCGTGGGGCATTACGCGCATGGGGGCGCTATTCGGTGAGGGTGTATCCCTCTTTCATTTTCGTGGCCCGGGCGGCCGGATCGAGGGCGTCGAAGGCTTGGCGGCTCATGGTCTTGTTCCCTTGATTGCCGCCATTGCCGGGCTTTCCGCCGCCACCGCTGTGATTGTTGCCCTTCAGGATAGAATCCCGGAACGCATATCCGTCGACCATGCTCTCGATCGCCTCATCGAACTCGGCGATCTCACCGGCCTTCGTGCGTGAATAGATGGGCTGACCATCGAGGCCGATGCCGACGACCTTGCCGTTCTCGATCTTGAAGCGATTGCCAAAGACTGCCTGCAGCATGTCCGGAGGGACGGCGACCTTGTCCGAAATAAACTTCGACCTGGAAAAGGCGCCGCCAACTTTCTCGCTGAATAGGTCGGAGGTGAGCTTGCCATTCTCCGTCTTCAGCCGGGTGATGGTCTCGTTGCTGGCCTTCGCGGCGGCAGCGACCTGCTCCTCGGCTGCCTTTTTCGCGGCTGCCTTGATCTCCTCGACCTTGCCGGCGGTGACCAACTGGCCCTGGTCGAGGTTGCGGACGGTCTCCAGCGCCTTCAGGGCTGCAGCCGCATCCTCAATACCTTCGAAGCCCTTGAGCTTGGTCTCCGCGGCTTCCTTGGCCTCACGGTGGGTCTTGGCCTCGCCGTTAAGGCGCGTGATAGTGGCCATGGTATGAGCCGCATCGAAGGGGGCTTCCTTGCCGTCGTCATAGACATAGACGGGCTTGCCGTCCGCCACGACAACGTGGCCGGCATCATCAAGTTTCAACTTCATGGTGGTCTCCGGTCATCCGACCGCTGGTGTTGAGGCATCCGCCTCGGAATGGCCCTGCTGCATCCGCAGCGACGGGCCGGCTAGACTTTCTGGGGTCTGGTCAGTGGCTGCACGGGAAGCCCGGTCACAGGATCGATGGCAGGTACCGCGCTGAGTTGATCCTGCTCCAAACGCTTCTTCTCGACGGCCGGGTCGAATTCATCGGAAACGACACCGCGGCGTTTGAATTCGGACTGAACGGTCTCCTTGGAAAGGACGCCCTGTGCCTGGGCCTTCAGGAGGGAATCCAACTGGGCAGCGCCGTCGAGGTCGACGGTGAAGTCGGTATGGACGAGGGCCTCCGCCGAGGGCGGTTCCTTCAGCCACATCGAGGTCAGCACGAAGCACTGTTCCAGCATGTCCTGGAACTTGATCGCCCAGGATTCCGAAACCGACCCGGCCTTGCGAGAGACGTTTGCCGACGTGATGACGGTGATGTTCGTTTCGGTCAGCGGCTGCATGCCGAGCTCGCGCATCTGCTTGCGATGCTTGGCCAGGCTCTCCTCAAGGAAAGTCAGGGACGTCGCCGCCGGCTCGATGAATTTGAAGGTGGCGTTCTCCCCACTCGCGTTCGTGCCGGGTAAGAGCACTGCGCGCGGGCCGACCGGGACAACGATCTTGGTACCGTTTTCGTCGCTAGCCTGGACACCTTCGCCGACAAGCATCGGAAACGCCGTCAGGTTCTTGATCGCCTTGAGGTTAGATTCCTGCTGGAACTCCTCGACCTGCGCGTAGGCGATGTCCTTGAGAGGTGGGCGGACCGCGAAGGAGGTCCCAATGCGATCACCAGGAATGAACGGAACGAGTGGGATCACCCCAATCGTGTAGGTTCCTTCCTCAATCGCTACCCACTGTTCTCGATCCGAGCTCGCGACCTTCTGCTTCTCGTAGATCGTCCAAGTCGCCGGCCCGTAGCTGACAACGGCACCGTCGTCGCCCTTGATGGGCACGCGATCGATGACGCGAACCCGCTCATAGGTCTTTTCCTCAAAGCCCTCGCGAACAGTGGTGCTCTCATCGAGCCGGACGTGGACGAGGATTTCCTTCCCGTTGACGAAGTCGCTGTAGGCCGCCAGGACACGCTTGGCGCGCACGTGGACCCAGTATGGCCTCAAGCCGCGCTGGGCCTCTTCGGCCTGCGTCAGCGCCCGATCGGCAGTTGCCTTGGGATAGTCGACGAGGATCCAATCCAGCCCGTAGTCGATGCCGGACTTGTAGCTGTCGGCTGCGAAAACGTGAAGATTATTGCCCCGCCCATCGACGTTATCGACGAAGCCGTCACTGCGCTTCCCGCCGTCGATCTTGCCGGCGATATTCTGGGATGCGCCTTCGCCGACAACGAGCTGTTTCGAGAACGGCTTGGCGGACAGATCCCGCGAAATGTCGGCATAGATGTTGGTGAATGGAGCCGTTTTCCTCCGCTCGTCGTAGTCCTTGGCCGTCTCGTTTTCGAACTTGGGCAGATAGATGGGGCCCGCAGCCCTCATCGTCTCCGCCCCCCCGAGAATGGCATCCACCATTTCCCAAAAGGCGGACATAGAGGCCCGGTCCGACGCCATCGTCTGCGGGTTCGGTTCGGCTTCCATCAGGTCTGTCCATAGGTTCCAAAAGAGGGGCCCGATGCTTTGTTTCTGACCAACTGACCGAACGCACCGGACGAGGCGTCGACCTGGTCTTTCAGGGCGGATCCGGGAAACAGGCAGAGCTCATCGAGATATGGGTCCACCCATTCCCCGGCTAGGAGGTAGACGTTCCCGAGCTTGCATTGAGCGGCAAACGGCTCTGCCCTGGTGATTTTGTCGCCAGTTTCGGGTTCAGCCGTGAGCGTCCATCCGGCGAGCAGGGTGGCGTAGTCGCTGACTTGCACCTTGCCGGCCTGTCCAGGATCTTGCGGCAGGCTGATCTTGACGGTTTTGCCATCGATCTCCGCTTGCTGCTTGATGGCCCCGCGGACGCCGGCGCCGTCTTCTCGGCAGGTGCGGACATGGCCAACGACGTAGGAGCCATTGGGCATCCGACCCATTTTCACACCGGCCGTCCTTGCACCGTTGCCGCCCTTCGTCGCTGCAAGGTCCCAATGCCGGACCCAGATTGTCCCAGCCGGTACCGTGTCGATGATTTTCCCATCGAACCAGGAACGCTTGAAGAGACCACCCTCGCGCGGGACTGGCCGCTGCTGGTACTGCCCAGCCCAGACGAAGGCCTGTGCTTTGAACGGCACAAGGCCCGCCTGCGTGAACCTCAACGGGTTCATCAGTTCGCCCTCGAAGGAGCGAGGATCGCGCCAGGGCAGGGGCGTCTCGCAACGCTGTTTCACCTCGAATTCCATCGGAATCCTGAGGTGGAGGAAACCCCAATCTCGAGCGAGTAATGTGCCGGTTAGGTCGCTGTCATGCAGACGCTGCATCACGACGACGATTGCGGAGTCTTCGCTCTCGATGCGATTGAGGCCACCTTCCAGAAAGCTCTGCACGGCTGATGCGCGTTCCTTCTCGGACTCGGCGCCATCAACGCTATGCGGATCGTCGACCAGTAGACGCCGGCCGCGTTTGCCGGTGAGTGACTTGAAGGCGGCGCCCTCACGAAAACCGGTGTCGGTGTTCTCGAAGCTCGTCTCGCCAGTGCGGTTGAGCCTCACCTCGGGCCAGAGTGTCTGATACCACTCCGACAGAATGAGATTGCGCGTCTTACGGGTGTCGCGCGTGACGTTCCCGGTCTCATAGGAAGTCGAGACAAAGCGATGGGACCTCATGCCCATCGGGCCCCATTCCCATGCCTGCCAGAGCACGGAAACGATCGTCGATTTCGACGAGCCAGGCGGGACGTTGATGATCAGGCGGGGATGCAGCTTGCCGAGTGTGATCGCCTCGAGGTGATCGCACATCGCCTGCAGTTCCCAGCCCCAGATCAGCCGGGTGTTGGGCTCGATGATCGGCCAGGCTTCCTTGACGAAGCCGGCGAAGGTCTTGCAGCGCTGCCGGGTGGCCTCGGCGTCATTGGCGAGGCGCTGAAGCTCCGCCTCTCGCTGCCTACGAGCCTTCTCCCTCCGGATCTGCTCCAGCAAGACCGCCGGCGGCGGCAAGCGCAGAGATGACAGGTTCGAGGGCGGCAAGCTGCTCATCGGTCAATTTTGATAGGTCGAGGAACTGTATTGGACCGCCATTTCCACCAGAGTGCCGGACCGCCACCGGAGCCTTCGAGTGCATGTACGGGGCGAGTTTTTCGGCCGCGCGTAGGGCAGCGTCCCACTTTTCCATCACGGCTTGCTCGTCGCGGATCCGCTTGTTGTTCTCCCAGCGCCAGGTGTCACGGGCCCAGAGCATAAGCTCGGTCATGACCTCCAGGGATGAGTCTCCCATCGCCAGGGCGCGCTTACGGGCCGCCAGCGTGATCTTGTTCGGGACGCCCTTCTTGCGGCCGGACCCCGGCCGACGACCTCCGCCCTTGTTTTTCTTTGGCGCTTCGTCGGTCATGGATTCACTCGGGTTTGCGGAACTGTGCTATGAATGCCGATATCGTCCGGAGGCGCATCGATGTTGCGTGGTACGCCGTTTCAAGTCTTGGCACAGACCACCGTTTTCTGGGTCGTCTTCTCGCTCGGAAATGCCATAACGAACTGGCATCGCTTTATTGAGAACCCGTGGTCGACAATCGCACCGTCAGCGGCAGGGGCATACACCGTCGCCGCCGTCATCATTGCTTGGCGTTTTGTCGACACCAGATATCTGGATCGGAAGTAGGCGTCTCTCCGGCTGATTATTCCCGCCGCTGCTGCTGTTCCTTTTGGCTGATCATCTGCCAATGCTCGATGCTGATGCGCTTGGGCTCGGGGCAGAACAGTTCGGTCACCGCCGGCGCCAGGAGATTGGCGAGCTCAGGTTCAACGATGTTCTCTTTGACCAGCCAGTTGGCGACGACCTGGCGCTTTTCCTGTTCGGTAGGCATCAGCGTCCCCGAATGATCACAACATCATCGTCGCGAGCACCTGCCATGGCATTGCGATGCCTGGCCTCCGACAATGAGGCGCACGAGGTGCACCGAAGGACGCGCATCACGCTCATGGCTTCCAGGGCGCGTATCCGGGCCATTGGGATTTGCTCGCCGCAATCTTTGCAGGGTTTGCCAAACACAGGGCGCACGATCTTTGCCATGATGGCTCCAAACAAAAACCCCGCGCGACTGGGCCGGCGGGGCGAAAATGTGATAGGAAGTCGTTACTAAAAAAGGCGGTTCAGATGAGCACTCTGCTGCGGGCTTTGAAGACCACCGGGAACGCGGCCTTGTGGGTCGGAATCCTGTTATTTTTGGTTTTGAGGGCCCCCTCTTACGAACATCCCTTCGCATTCTTCGGATCAATGGTGCTGACCGTTATCGCGGTGGATATGGCCTTTAGCTTCGTCACCGTCTTTTGTTCCGGCCTCGCCCGATATCTAGCGCGGCATCAAGCAGGCTAGACCGCTCGCTCCCCACCCCGGTTCGCTCGCGCCTTCGGTGGTTTGTCGCCGAGGAGCCCAGGTCGGCCCCTTGCTCCCACACCCTGGCGCAGACATACGGGCCAAAGCCTCGTCCGTCTGCCTGCTTGAAACCTTCCGTCCCCGTCAGTCACAGATAAGGATCCCGGTCGCCCGGACCATCTGCACTCCAGCCGCGCAATATGCGGCCGAGGATCTTATGCATTCCGACGAGAGGGCTTAGCCCGCCAACATGTGTCCCCGTGCCCCATGCCACGCCGAAGCGGGATGGCTGGCCGCGTTCCCGCGCTTCCGGCATGTCCGTCACATCCACATCCAGTCGTGACGCCCCTGCGCCTTGCGGCGCCTCTCGTCGAACCCGTTGCCCGTTCGGGCGAATTATCGCGCTTGTTCCCTCCTGTTGGAGCGGCGCGCGCGCCGGTTCTCGCGTTCGGTCGCGGTGATGAACCAGAAAGGGTCACCGTGCCTAGGCTGGGCCGACCCCAGCCGCTGGGAAAGAGGCTGTCGCTGAGAGCCTCTCGGCTCTCTGGGAGCGCGGGGCGCTCGGTGGAAGGTGCGTTGCTCACACCTTCGGCGACAGTGGCGATTTGATGCCAATATTCGCGGCGATTGTCACCACCCCTTCGGAGGCCCAAAAATCTCATTCAAACCCCCTAGGACGGTTTGAATGGAGGCATATTTTCCTATTCCGAGGTGATTTTTGGCGCCACAAAACTACACACGGATACACAATTTCTATTGACGTCCCGATGAATTTTGTGTATCACTACACACATCATCAACGGAGACGCCTGAATGAATACAAAGCGTTCCCCGATGTCCCCCAAAGAGATCGTCAAACGTCTTGAGGGAGATGGGTGGGAGCTTAAAAGACGAGGGCCTGGCGATCACAGGCAATACCACCACCCCATCAAGCCCGGCAAAGTTACGGTGGACATGGGAGTGAGGGAAATACCGACCGGCACTTTAAGGTCGATCTTCAGACAAGCAGGTTGGGCGTGGTAGCGCCCAACCTCGTTGTCTTGGCGACGACCCCATATAGATGGGAGAAACGACATGAGCTCGTTTACATATGCCCTCATTCATGAGGAGAACGGAAACTTCGGGATCTCGTTCCCTGATTTTCCAGGCGTCGTGTCAGGCGGCGCAACTGCGGAAGAGGCTATCGCGCGGGGCAGGGATGTCCTGGCGTTTCACGTGGCCGGAATGGTAGAGGATGGCGACACCCTACCGGTGCTGCGGGGTTTGTCCGAACTGCAGCAGGATCCCGAGTTCCAGGAAGATAGCGAAGGGGCGGTCGTTGCGCTGGTTCCTGTCGATCTTCCTGGGAAACCGGTGCGGATCAATATCTCTATCGATGAAACGCTACTCGATCGCATCGACCGGGCAGCTAAGGCGCGCGGAGAAACCCGAAGCGGGTATCTGGCGAGCGCCGCGAAAGTCAGACTCGCGGGATAAAAGGGGGATGATGCCCGGTTCCCCTCAGTGAAATAGACGGGCAATGGGACTAAAGCTATGAGCAATCAAGTACGATTGTTTGATGTGATCCGACAGGCTGCTCCTCCGGATGTCAATTTTACATTGAAGCCGATCAACGGCAAACCTTACGTGATCTGCCAGGAACGCCCGCTAACGGAACAAGAGGAGGACAGGATTAAACGCGCCGTCGCAAAGGCAGATCGGGGTATTAATCGCGATTTAGGCTTTGGTTTCTGCAATCGTCCCAGTGAGCACCGCTTCTAGATTTTCTCGAAACGTTGAGCGCCGCTATTCCTAGGAATGGTGGCGCCCCTTCAGCCACGCATCAAAGGGACCACTATTCCCGAGGAGAGTTATAATGTATAAGGAAGCAGCAGCGGCAGCCGGAGGAGCATAAATTCTTTTGATGGAAATTATTCAAAGTAAATGTAAATGAAACTTATTCGAATTTCGCATCGCACGCGGGACCATGTTACGGGATCGGCCCCAAGATTCCTCAATGACAATGTAACAAATCTGATAGCGAACTATCTCGACAGTTTTTTTGATATCTGAACGGGTATCGACTATTTCCGGATGCTCTCGGGAATGTCGCCCGGGTTGATTTCTTGGGGCTTCAGCATATTTTCGGCCGCTTGGATGATCTTGTGCGCGGCATCGATCTGCCCCTGATCATGAGAGGATTCTGTCAAAGCGGCTAGTATCTTTTGAAATACGTTTTCTTCTAAATCTCTGATAATGAGCGGGAGCGCCGTGATGCCATGTTGATCAATGAAATTGGCGTCTTTCGGTAGAGATACCTTTGCCGCTTCCAACAAATCCTTAGGGTCGACCAGGATGTCTTTCCTCTGTCGATGTATGATGGCGAGAAACATTGCAATGAAATAGGCCAGCACCCCTGAGTAGCTGGAATACGCGGCCCAAACCGGTTCGGGAATGAATATCCTCTCCTTGCTTGGGTCTTCCATTTGCTTTTGCAAATCGACCCCACTGAACCGCAAAATAAATTCGGCGAATTGAACAATTTTTTCTGCCTCGACGCTGTCTTTGCCCGCAAGGTCGAGCATAAAATCAACTCGAACGCGCTCCATAAGGCCGACCAGATTTCTATGGGGTCGGCGAGATAGAACAACTCGCCAGAGCTCCTCAAGAGCTTGAAGCCGACGTTTCTCAAGTGATGCATAGCGTTCCGATGCTACCGACAATGCACCCGATCTAAGAGCGGCGATCTGATTGTCTTTCTCTCTAAGGTCTGCTTTGAACCTCTCCTCAAGCCGATTTAGATTAGAAGTTAGGGTTGCTAGATTTCCATCGTTTTCAGCTTTTATTTTGCCTTCGATGTAAGGTTTGAGAGTCCATCTCGCGACCGCGATTAGAGATCCAAGCGAAAATAAGGTGACCGGCAAGCTTTCCAAAAATTTGTCGATCAACAATTGCAATAGCAAGGCATCCTCCGCGATCGATGCACTTAATTCTACAGATTATACTATAATCTTGTAAGGCTTTCCGCAATCACCCGCGCCCCGACAAACCGCCACCGGTCCAGGCTCGTCCGGCTGATCACCTTATCGGGCGAGCACTCCGCAGGCTTCACGATGACGGTAGCCTGCATGAGGCCTTTGCTCGCCAGTTCTCGCTCGAGGCGAATGACGGCATTCGCTCGGATGCGCTCGACACGCTCACCGTCGGCGGTTGCCAACTTCATGTTCGCCCAGGCAGCAACTTCACCGGCCGCCGCCTTCCGCTGCACGCCGCGCCGCTCGTTGACCTCGCGCTCGACAACACGGGCGATCTCGGCCGCTTCCCGCGCCCGGCCCTGCAGCACGCCATCGATCGATCGGCCCCAGGCCTTGCACATCGCCCAGAGATTGAGCGCGTCGGCCGCCAGCGGCTGATCGGCGAGGAATCGCGCCGGCCAGCCCAGCACCTCTTCCATGCGGCTGATCTGCGCCTTTGTGAGCGCGCGCTGATACTCCCGGCCGTCAGAGCGGAAGGAATATTCTTCGCCCATCTCGCGCACGATCGCTGGCCAGCCGCTGCCGGGTTGCTTGGGGCCGACGGCACCAGGGATCCGGCGCAAGGTCTCGAAGGCGTCGACCATACAGGTCATCACGGCCTTGACCCTGTCGGCGCTGGTGGGGGAGGCGAGATCGATATCCAAGTCGGCATGGTGGCTATCGGCGAGATCGCGAGCGAGCATCAAATTCCATTCCTATGAGATAAGGTCGACCTAACATTTGCGTTCCAGAAATCGGAGAAAGGTCGAGCACGATGTCGGAAGCGGGAGACCAGGTTTTGCGCGCCCAGATCACGATGCTGACCGTTGCGATCGAGGCGCTGGTGCGATCCTTGGAGGCCAATGGAACGCTGATGCCTGGGCAGTACGCTGCCTCTCTCTCGGTTGACCTTGAGAATCCCGACCTTCATCTGGCACCAATGGCTCGTGAACTTCTCGCAGCGTTTCGCCAGCAGATGATGTGAGGGCAGGGAGGCCGCCATGTCCGACGACGACCGTGACGTCATGAAATCGATGATCGAGGCCAATTCCGCCGCGATCGAGGTGCTGGTGCTCTGCCTGGAGCGCAACGGCGTGCTGGAACGCGGGCAGTATCCGGAAGCCCTGCGGGAGCACATGGAGGTGAATCTTGAAAAGATGTCGCCGATGGCGCTGGCGCTGCTGGCCGACATCAGGGAGAGCCTGCTGCACTGACGTCGAGCCGGCTTGCCACCGCAAGTTGCAACGCGAAGGAACAACTCGTATCTCCAGCGGTTAAGGGCGCCGGGAGAAATGAGCATGAACGAAAAGAACACCTGGAGCAGCGCAGTTAGGTTCGAAACGGGGCTCGGGAAGTACGAAACCATTGGCGACACCGAAGACGCAGTTCGTTTTCTTGCCTCGCACTGGCCGATCGTTGGAGGAGAGGCACACGAGTTGGCCAAGGAGATTTGCTTCGAAGCCTTGGAGGGGTATGTGCCCGCCGACGATGCGCGAGACGCGTTCATCGAAGCTTGCTGTGAAGCTCGGATATTCGTCATGTCGTCGGCGTAGAGCTGCGACTTGCTCATCTCACCACCCCAGCCAGACTGAGCGCGAGAAGGAGGGTCATGGTGCTGGCTCTCCCAACTCGATTAGGCGATCAATGCTCGCGAGCTTTTCGGCCAAGGCTACCGTCATCTCGTGACGCAGCGCGCGAGCGGCATCCTCATAGGTACGGTACATGCGGCCCATATTCTGAGCACCACCGTCGGACATCGATCGAGAGTGTGAGCTTGTCGTTGACCAGCCACGTTCAATTAGGCCGTTGTAGGAGTTCTGATACCACCCTAAGGCGACCTTTGTGACGTAGTTCCCGTAGGACATTTTCTTGTCTACGGTCATCGCCTCCTTGATTTCCTCCTGCGTCATTGGCTGAGGACATGGGTAGCTTGGCCACGCCAAGGCGCGCGCCAGATCACGAGCCTTGCGGAGGTTTTCCATCTCGGCTTTTTCAGCTTTGGTCATAGCCATCAGCGTACCTCACCCTTCTTACCCGGGGCCTCCGGTAGTGATGGAAGGGGGCGGGTGTAGAGGGGGACGGGATGCGGACCAGAGATTTGGCAATGCATCGCAACAACGCTGCGGTCTCTGCTCGTCCAATTCGCATCTGGGTGCATCCACGCCACCGGCTCCTCGCTCACAGCAGCCCGCTCGGCCGCTTCGAGGGCTAGACGGGCAAGCTCTGTGGCGCCGAGGCCATCGGGAGAAAAACGTATTACCTCGGCCGCGGCCCAGATCATCTCCGGCGTAATCATGCCTTCACCTCGATCAGGGCGCGGATGGCGGAAAGACCAGCATCAGTAGGCCTGTACATTCCGTACTCATCTTTTTCGACGTGCCCAATTCTTAGCTTCTTTTCCAGCAACGCAATGTCGGCTTTGTTGGTAAGGATTGGCGATGCCCAGCCGGTAAGAGTGCCCTTCCAAATACGGTCAGCAAGCCATAGCCATCTTTTGTCAGCCGGATTCATTCTGTGCACCCCTCCACCGTTTCGCTATAGGCTCGCAGGAGAGCGGCGAGGCGGGCGCGGCCGGCATCTGAAATTCGATAGCTCTTCGAACCTCGTGACCAGCCACCGCGCCGACGCTGGTCTGCCAATCCGAGCTTCGCCAGTTTCGACAGCCGATAGGAATGGTCACTGCCATTGTAGCCGCCGCAATCTAACGGCTGCACCCATCCGTCCAAGCCGAGACTGAGATAGTTGTCCGTGGCCGCACGCAGTTCATCGAGCGCCTCGATATCGCGCACGGCCAGCGCGATCAGATCGTTCCGGGTCATGGGCGGGGCTCCTGGCTCTCGGGCATGTAGGCTTTCAACAGTTCGATCTCTGCTTTCAGCTTAGCTATGGCATTTGGGATAGCTTCGGGATCCAAAGCGGCGGCCTTCATCAGATATTGGGCGACCTGCTTGTGCGTCAGAACATTGCGCTG